CCAGGCATTGCACGCTTGCCCGGATTACCAAGCAAACGCTTCTGCTCAATCGGTTTCGGAGGGTTAGGCATAACCTCAATCCTACCAACCCAAGACCCCTGAAATGCGGGTGTAGAAGAAAGGCTGGGGCGGCGGGTGACGGTGGAAACGTGTTTGAAGAAATACCCCACCCCTAGTTGACCCGTACGGGGCCCCTACACTAACGGCTTGTTGCCTCGTCTACGGTTGCATTCACGATGAGCTGGTGCAAGCGGGCTATCCGGGTGACCTGCGATGAGATGGTCTGCTTCTATGCTGTCCCCGAACTCGAACGCCTTACCGCATAGGTGGCAGTGAGTGGCTTGGGATTTTATTTGCTTCCTACGTTTCCTATAGTCAGCGTTATATAACTGGCGTTTCTTGGCCTGCCGTTCCGGGGAGTCCACCCGTATAGGCCGACACCCCCCACAGTATGAAGAACCGCGCACCAGGATTCCACATTTCAGGCAGGGACTATTGAAACTCATTGTGACCGCTCGCGTGAACCCAAGACTGCATAACCTCGATGAACTGTGTGATCGTCAAGTCTTCCAGCTTCTCCATGTCCAACTGTGTGAATGCTTGCTCTGCCGCATCGAACAGGATGAGTAACTCGTCACCGGTCTTGTCGTGTTGTGCTGCCTTCAAGTCCAGGAACAGGTACAACGGGAGTGAGAAGAAGTTTTGTGCTACACCTCTGAACGCTGGTGTGATGATCTCTATTGGTGGTCTGTTGTGTGCCCGCTCGGATGCCATCATCTTCGCAAAGTCAATGGGATTTTCATCGGTCACAATAAGTCAATCTTCCCACGGAACGGCACGCCCGCCTCCAACTCGAAACAGGTGACAGCTGTGGTCGAATCCCCACCACCACCCGACATCCTCGTGTACCAGTCCGACCCGTTATCCATCGTGCTCGCTTGCACCCACCAACGCTCACGACCCTCCGCACCCGAGAACTGCTCAACCCGATGATGATGGAAGTGACCGCTAACCATCAACGTGCTAGCTGCCAAATAAGTGTCGTTGAATACGGCTTTAGTCCAGAAGGCTTGGAACGAATCCGGGCGTGCAACCTGGTGGCCGTGAATCGCACCCAGAATGTGTGAGCCGTCACCAAACACATCAAACGCGAACCCTTCATCATGAGGTTGTGGGACAAGCCAACGATCCACGGGCAGTCCTACTTCGGTGGCGAGCCTGCGAATCTGTTGCAGAATCACAATGCCCCAGTCATCAGTGCCCGGTCTACCCACCGCAGCCTTGTTCACACGAAACTGGCAGTGGTTGGAGGCAACCGACCCGTAAGTCACAGAGGCATACTTGCACGCCAGCTTTATCAAATCCCAGATGAGTGCCGAAGCTAGGTCAACCTGTTGCATCGGTGACAGAGTGTTGGTTATCAGCTGATCCATGTCAGCCTTGTTCGACACGCCCTCCACAATGTCCCCCATGTCCAGGATGACGATGTGGTCGTAGTTGCCTGCCTTCAGCTTCTCCTCAATGCGAGCGTAAGAAGCATGGATGCGCTGAATACTTTCCTCGTGTCCCCCGCGAGAGCCCCCTTTCCCGATTTGATAATCGGCAGGACAAATTACATAGGTGCGAGTGTTACGGGATTTTTTCACCGGCTTCGGTGTGGTGCGTTTCGCCTGCGCGTAAAGTGTCGGCAGGTCGAGGTCTGTCACCTTCCTGCGGAAATGGAACCTGTAAGCCGTCAGCCACTCCCCATCCCAACGCTGCCACTGAGAAGTCCGTGGTGTGCCCACAATCTCATACTCGTCAGGCGGATAACCGCGCTCCAACAGAAACTCGTCAAAGTTTGGGGCAGCAGGTAAACCCTCAGTCGTGGCGATACCCTCATGGCCGTCAAACTGTAGCCCTGGTCGGAAGTCTTTCGGAGCTTTCACCCGCTGTGCAGGCTCGAGATTCTCTAACATGATTCCACCCTACAGACACAGTCATCGCAAGGTCTGTCCCTACGGTCACGAATAATCTTCTCCCCCAACGGGATACCACGGTCAGACAACGCTTTCCCCAGCGCCCGATGACTCCAAGCATCACGATCCGCGAGAGCAGTACGCAAAATCTTTTGATCATCGGTGCTCAGGTTCCCCAACACGGTGCGAATCATGCACGGAAAAACGCGCACCGGCGGAGTCAAATCCTCAAGCATTAGCCCTAGTAGTCGCAATCAGTTTGTATGCGACCTCCAAGAACCACGGGTTTAGGTTCCTCGTCAACGCGCACTCTTTCAACGCCAGTGCGAGAGCTCCCCGAATGTCATCGAAGTCCTTATCCCAAATCAGGTTGTCATCCTGCAACAATCGGGCCGCCTCATAATATGGTGCGAACAGGTCATCACTAATCTTGCTTGCTTGCTTCTGCAATGTTGCTTGAACACTCATTGGTGCTTCCTTTCGTAGGTTGATTGGAAGTTTATTCGTGCAGATCTAGGAAATCGAAGGATTGAAACGGCTCGTTATCATATTGTGACAATTCGTTGACACGGATGAAAGCCCCCGGAACCCTCGTGTCCGCGTACACCTTCCACGCCAAAACACGAATCACCTGAGCATCATCCTCATACACAACCCCGGTCAACGAGTCCTGCACGCTCCGAAGCAACTTGTCAATATCCGGCGGCACGATCGGGTAAGGCCGTTTCACTGTTGACACGGAAGAAGGCCGGTCAAGATAGAACATGACTTCCAACTCAACCGGCCCCGACACTCTGACCCAACCGTTCACCAACACAGAGTGCTCCGCAGCAACGCGCACATCTTTACGCCAAGCCGGAAGAAACTTCGATGACTCAACGAAACGATTATTCCCTATTGACTTTTTCGACCCCTGTGGTGCAGGCCGGCCCACAACATCAAAGGTTAGTTCCACGCCTCCCAGAATATCGCTTAGGTGATATAAACGACATCAACACGGCCAGGCAGAGAAGGGCACCGAAAATCCATCCGAACACGCCAGTCACATTATCCACCTGGTAAGCCAGCAGAAAAAAGTTGAGCCCCATCGAAAATGCGAGGATCCGGCCAAAGTATTCCATTAGTTGCCCTTCCCAATCAGGCTTATCAACGACTGCAACAACACAAGGATTCGTTCACGCTCCAACTGCCTGCCAAGCTCAATGTCAGCCTGCCGGTTGTCCTCACCAGCCTCAAGAATCTTGCGCATACGCTCAGACATTAGAACGGTGCTTGCTCGGATATATCGCCAGGCGTTACAGTCGGCCACACCGCGTTCACCGCAGCATGATCCACTTTGTCCGACACAACCTGATTCTCCGCAGGTGCCACAGAATCAGCGCGAACCTTGATGCTAAACCCAGGAGTCCCGTCACGCTTCTGGAACGTGTTAGTGCCAGTGATACGACCGCTTACGACAACCTGTTTCACACCCTCCAACGGTGCCCGATTGTCTGTGGTCACGTCATAGGTGGTTTTGTCCACGGTTTCCCACTCGCCCTGGTGCGTCTGTTTTCTGACGTCAACAGACACCTTCAGAGCCCTGCCCCAATCGAAATCCGCAACATTGTTCAACCAACCAGTCAACTCAATCCGAGCCTCATTCTTAATCATGATCTACCCCTTTTCATATCCGATAACGTGCGCCACATTGACACAGTCATTATTGCCACAACTTCTGACACCAGGGAACATAGGTTTCCCATCGTCATCCAACGGTGTAATTTCATCCGCAGCGAACCTACCGCCCCACGGGAAACACTTACCCTCATCGGCAGAGATCGTCTGAACCCTACGCGCCCGACAGCTCGCACAGAGAATGAGCTTCCCCCGCCTCGAGGAAACACTCCACTCATAACCGCAACGCTCACACTGCACCACCGGCATCTAGGCTACGCAACGCAATCTGAAGCAACTCATCCGGGAAATCATACTCTTTCGCTTGCTTAGTTGCGCTGATACGCGCCCGGCGCAAAGCTTCCTTCTCCCGATGAATATAGCCAATCTCATATAAAGTGCCTTCAAACCGCTCCATAGCCTGCACCGTATCCCAACGAGCAACACGCTCCTCATGCTCCGCCATCAGCTCAAGGTGCTTTCTGCCAGAGAAACGCTCCTCCCACAGATCGTGCAAATCTATGCCCAACTGTTCGGCATAGTTATTAGGCCAAGAAGGTTGCAGATTAAGCGCCAAGGTTTCCGCCTGCTCGATAGCTCTGCTATCCATACGAGGCATCATGACCACAACTCCTTAGCCTTATACACGTTCGCCACAGCCCACGAATGCCGCGCATCAGCATCCATCCAACCAGCCTGATAATGCAACAACATGCAACAATCATCACACCGCAAAATCGTCAACCCATGCTCCTCACACACCGGCTGTGGATCCGAACGCCAACCTGCTTCATCCAGGTCAGCCTCACCCTCCATATACATGACCGGCCTCGCTGGTTGCGCCTTAGCGTGCAACACATCCAACAAGCCTCGAGCCGTCACAATCCCATTCAACGAAACTGTGTACGCCGGCACAATCGCTGTCTGAACCTCCTCATACGAAGCCCCATCCAACACTTGCAACCACATCAACACTTTCGCCTCAGTAACCTGCTGACCATCCAACGCTGCACAAAACGACAACACCTTAGTCATCTCAGCTTTATTCATCTTCTATCCCTTTCATCATTGACCCATAATCGAAATCTATTTCCTTCGGCCGGAGCTTCTCCGCAGCCTCCTCAGCCTCAAACTTTCTGACAAGCAAAGCACCCTGCTCCGCGTTCGTCAACTTACGGACACCCATCGTCACCCGTAACGGCAACGGATCATCCTCCCAACCTTCGGCGTTCAACCAGGTCGCAGGATGCTGAGTGAACGCATCCTCACGGTTTGGATCGTCACGGTACCTTTCAGCACCAGCCACGATTTCCTCAATCGTTGCCTTCTTCAGCGCTTTTCGTAGAGCGTCAGGGACTCTGCCTTTAGCTGTCTTTCGAGGATAGATTGCCCAAAATTGTTCTATCGCAGAGTTAAGTGGTTTTCGTTCTTGTGGTTCTAGTTGGGTGGTTCTAGTTAGGTCATCACCCGTGAGTACCCCCGTCATCACCGGTGCAGACCCCCCCTCATCACCCGTGACTACCCCCCTATGCAGTGGTGAGGACACTTGAAGCGTATAAATGACCGAACTGTTGTGTCGCTGTTGCTTCGTCATTGCCCCGGCATCCACGAGCTCTTGCGCTGCGCGATCTACTGAAGCCTTCGAGCAATGTAGGCGCTCTGCCAGAGTGCCACGTGAAGGGTAAGCCTTATGCGTTTCACTATCCGCATAGCGGGCGAGCACCGCGTACAGCCTCACGGCCCGGTCAGAGATGTCTAGGTCAAGGAGCCATTCGTCAATGATTGCGAACCGGCGCTCTAGCCTGATTGATTGTTCCATGTTTAGCCTTTTCTATCGGCTAGACTGGAATCTAAGCCGATGCCGTTATCATCGGTTTTTCTGTGAGGGTCGGAGTGTTAAGCTTCGGCCCTCACTCTATTGTACCGCCTAGAACGCTGCGTCTTTCCAGTCCGAACGTTCCTTAGTGCCATCAGGCTGAAGATACCACCAACCCCCAGCCCGGTCAAACACCGGCAGATTCTCCTTCTCCCAAATAGGCAGTTTATGGTTCCACGCCCTAGCCTGAGAAGCCACACGCGGGTCACTCTCCATCTGCCCGTTGTAGCCGGAGCAAATGAGCATGAGATTGTCCAGCGTGTCCAGAAGCTTCGACCCACCCATCCCACGATTCCTCCGATGATGAGGCACCAGGTCATCCTCCATGCCACAGTGAGCACAATGTTGATCCCTAGCCCGAAGGAGTGTCAGAGTTTTTTTCGGGATAGCCATGCCCTCAGTTTATGTCACCCTAAGTCACGCGAAAACGGGCTCGCATCCGCAACGGAAAGCCGAAGTGACCTGCAAATAGTATGCGCTTATACTTAGGGCTGGGGCAGGATGGATTCGATTGACCGAGAACCCGCGCAAGCGATTCGGTCAAGACCGGGTTTCGATTACCCGCTGCTCCACTAGACATTTGGTCGGGTTTGAATCGTGCAAATCGTCAGAAAATAGTTTGCGGATTAGTTTGACATGGTGTGTCTAGTCCTATACACTAGAGTCATAAGCAACCACGAAAGGGAAACCATGAATACCAACGTAAGCGCCGCAGACACCAAAACTCAGGAACGCTATAAGTTTGCTGACAAAATGTGGGATATGACAATCGAAGCAAACATATCCGGAATCATCAACAACGATGAGTTTACGGTAATCTCTAAGTTGCTTGCCGAGATTGACCCACTGGTCGGCATCAAGTAACCAAAACACTCAGAAGGCCCCTCTACGGAGGGGCTTTTCTGTTGCCCATGCTAACCTTGCACCCGAAGACCCCGGATGGCCTCTGCGCGAGCACGTCACCGGGGTTACGGCGTACGCCGACAAACACTAACCCGCCTGAGTACGCCGACATTCTGTGCGCTCACACACAATCAGCCCGATTCACACGATCTAACCCGGTAAAAGTTCCCTAATGTGTGCAATAACGCAGATTTCACCAGGATAAGGAACACTGATATTTCGGTAGCGTATAAAGTGTTGAAACGGGAGCCTAACCCTGCTCCCCAACATCCTCAGACGTGTCCAAACTCGCCAACCACGCCATAAACTCCTCCTCAGACATCCCGTCATCCAACACCAGACTCATGTTTGCCTCTCCAACGGCACGAAGTCATCAAAGAAACCAGCACACCGCAAACACTTGTAACCGGCCGCAATGTCAGCTCTCGTCAAGCCGGCCGTAGTGCCACAACGCCTGCACATCTTATGAATCACCTCAACGATTGCGCTCACGCTTCTGCCTGAGCTTTCCTAGTCTGTCTGGAAGTTTTGTCCGCCCCATAGCGCACCTTATTGTATTTTGGTGCTTCCGAACGAATGGCATCGCGTTCAGCCTGGTCAAGCAATGCTGCGCTCCCAAATCGTTCGAGTGTTACACAATCGGCTAGGTGGAAGAAATCCGACCCGTGCTGATGTTGTTTCAGGCGCTCGAACGCCCTAACCGAACGCCCAATATAAAGCAACTCATTCTCGGCCCAAAAACGATAAAGAACAAAGTCTGTGAAGGCTTCGGGATATTCCGTTCGCGCCATCAACGTTGCAATATCCTCGGGACACAATCGCCTCATCGATCGTGGCAGCATCAGGTCTACTTCTCCCATTTCGCCCGCGTGCAACAAATTCGCCAACACCCAATCAATCCACCCCTTCGCCTCCCACATCAAAATCTTTTTCAGTTGCGCATCAGTAATCAAGTGTTGGTTGCCCTCGGTCGGTTTGCCGTTTTCATCGTAGGCAGACTGCACGTCAACACGAGTAAACGCCCAACCCTCGCCCAATCTTTCAGCTGCAATCAGGGATTTATAGTCGGCTAAGAGATCTCTAATCAATCCTTGAACGATAGTTCTGCGTTTGTAGTCGAGAGCAGAGGAATACTTTCCAAAAAGCAAACTCATAGTTGCCGCCCGTTCTCCTCAGACTCCACCATCATCCACCGCAAACGATCCATCAACTCAAACATCGTTTCACCAAACGCCCCACCGAGGCCCTCAATGTCACCCTCAAACCCGCCATCCACTTCCTTCACAACCACAACCCAAACCCTCACGACTCCTCCTTACACCGACAACCATCAGGGAACCAACCCCCACCACAATCATCACAACGGTCAGACCACACCCTCGTCATAGTTTCATCTCCGCCTGCACCATCTTCGCAGCAGTCGCTTGTGCCATTATCGAGCTTTCAATCATCCGCAACTTAGCCCGAACACGCTCCACCTGAGCCTTCGCCAAATCCCGTTCCAGGCGTGCATCAGCCGAAGCAAGTTTCGCCCGTGCCTGACGTTCCAC